CAATACATACAACTAATTGTTTAATAGGTACACTCGTTCTTTCTTCCCACATAATAGCATAAGCTGCACATTGCATAAAATATGAACTTATCCATTCTTTCTTTTTGAGTTTACGAGATGTTTTCCAATCAATAATTGAATCAACACCTTTCCATTGGCCGACTAAATCTACTCTTCCAGCTAATCCTAAATGCTTAGAAAATAACGGAGCTTCTTGTTGATATACCTTTGTAACACTTTCATCTAATATTGGTTGTATATCTTTAAATGTTTGTACATTATGTGGCATTTCTCCTTTGATATAATCAGGGTCATTAGCCACGTATTTTTCTATGATGTTATGGACTGTGGTACCACGAGAACTTGCTTGCCTTGATATCCTATTAGCTTCTTCTTCGCCTACGCGTGCGCGCCATGCTTGTATAGCTTCTTCTGAGAGTATTGAAAGTACTGTCGTTACTGATGCGTACTTATTTCCTTCTGGGTCTGTATAAAATCTGCCACTATCTCCAGTGACTGCTTCGAGATCGTTATAACCAAGATCTGCTGGTTCGTGTATAAATTTCATAATGCTATTTGTATAAGCCAAAAAGATAATAACATAAATCCAAATACTCCTACTTGTACGACAGTCATAATCGCTACTTGTTTCATTGGATGTACATCTACAATTTTTTCTACCCATGCTTCATCTGGTGATAGATTAGCTACTTGTAAAAGCTTTTCTTCGGTTGATTTGCTCATGATTTGTTTTTCTCTAACATTTCTTTTGTCATTATAAAATCTTTAACCAAACCACTGCGAACAATATCCTTCCATTCAAACTCAACGTGGTCAAAGCTTTTCATATTATTAAGAATATTTATAAATGCATATAAACCACTTTTATCATTTTGCTTTACAAAGTCCGATTGATAATAATCTCCACAAAAAATAACTTTACAATTTTTACCAATTCGAGTTATAATACTACAAAGTTCATGAAAGTTACAATTCTGAGCTTCATCTATTATTACGACAGAATCATTAAGTGTAATACCACGTATAAAGGATGTTGTCATAAAATCAATATTATTAAATTGAATCATTTTTTTCCAAGCTTCTTTTTCCTGAAAAAGTTCATTTACTATGGATATATATGGATCCATATAAACTGCTTCCTTTTCTTCTTTTTCACCAGGTAGGAATCCCATATCTCTTGTAGGTAATGCACTGCGTATTAGGACAACCTTCTCCAATGAATTACCTTTTGTTAATACATCTTTTAGTCCAAGGTAAAGTGCTAAAAAAGTTTTACCTGTACCAGCGGAACCACTGAGAACTAAGTTTTTATTTGCTTTATAAGATTTAAATACTTTTTCTTGATTTTTAGTTAAAGGATTTAACTCAGTTAGGTGCTCTAGTCTTAATTTGCTAGGTCTTTTCATTGAAGCTTATCTCCTGTTCCCAATTCCTTTTGTTGACCTCGTAGTTTTCCGATCCCTTTTGTACCAGTATAATTCTACCGCCATCCATATCAACCCTAACAGAATCAGTGATAATTCTCCCGCCATATCTGTCATAAAAAATTCCCTCGATATTTCCTTCTTTGTCTTCCTTTGGAAGCTTTTCAAATAGTTTTACTAATTCTTCTTTTCTCATTTTGTTTTTATATTATCCCGTAATCTTGGTGGCATCCCACTCTTAATTCTATTTTGTACTTCTTTCCATCCGTCACCGGCTCTTGAAAGAACTGATTTACCACCATCATGATCTATATTTAATGTACTATAGTGTGATTGAATATGTGGATTCTTTTCTAAATATTCTACTTTACTTTCATAAGACATAATCTTTTCAAAGACTTCATCAGTTTCAGTATTTTTAAACTCATATGTTGGCATCTAATATCTCTCCTAATCGATTATATGTTGATGGTATATCATAGCATAGATAATCATATATATACCAAATTAAAAATTGTCTTGATAACTTCTGATTAAACCATGACATATCTTTTATATATCCACGTAATTCAGTAAGTATTCTTAAGTCTTTTGTTATCCAATGATAATCAGGATATCCATGTGATATGATAGGAACATCATGCATCATACATTCAATACCCGCAGTTGTATTTTCTACAATAGCAAGTCTTGTTTTAGGTAATACACTATGGATTGATTCATATCCTGTTATCACTTGATGGCCGCTATCTTTCCATTTATCAATTTGTTTATTTAAATCTCTTATAATATGAGAAGCTTTTGTTATTCTTGGATGTAATTTAATCACTAAGTTTTCGTCTTTAAGCTTATCGATAATCATACACATTTTTTTCCAATGATCACCAAAGCCAAAGCCATGTACGGTTTCATCTTCTGGCATTTGTCCTATAATAAGTATATGATCATCTCTTACGTTTTTAACATCATTCCATTTTAGCATAATAGAATCATCCCACTTATTTGCTCTTTGTTCTATTAAATCATTTACATAATTCCATTCGGTATTATCAACAACTCTGTTTTCAAAGGTTGGCTTATTAAAAGTAATTGAACTACTATTTGCATAGCCTAAGGTATCTATTTGAAAGTGTTTACTTGTAGGTGCTGTTGGTTTAAAGATAATAGAATTCTCTGGCATATCTGGTTCTAAATCTCTACATGTGTGATTATAAACATGAAGGTCTGCATCTTCTTCGACTTTTTCATATCCCATCATATCAAGAGCATGCTCTATACAGTTTGCTGCATAAGCAAAATTGCCTTTAAAGGTATATCGATGTTCGTATATCTTATATCGCATTAAACCACTTAGGTGTTTCTCTTTTTGTCCATACCATACTAAATCTTTTTTGTTTTGTTTGATAAAAATTACGATATGATTCTACAGCATCAGTACCACCAAGTCCAGTAACTACGCATTCTGGATTAGAACCCATTGCAAGTTTAAATGGTGTTTTACCTATCTTAATTTTATTTGGTAATGATTTAAGTATTTCTCTAAGCTTTGTATCTGTTGAATGTACTTTACCATATCGATAAGTATATTCATCACAAAGAGCAATAAAATGTTTGTAATGCCAGGTGTAATTGCAACAGCCTTCACGAGTCCATATTGTTGATGGATGATTAAAATGGCATGCTTTATAGAGTATATTCTCTCTTTGATCGTTAAGTTTCCAGTATTGTAGCATAGCGCCTGACTTAGATGGTCTACGTTCCATAACACCATCAAGCATACGATGAACAGTTGATAGCATTTGAGCAGATTCAACAATCATTTTAACAACATGTTTGTCACATTGGTCTTGTGCTGCAATCACTGGATCATTATCTAATATAAAAATGTTCATAATATATATTATACCATAGTTTAAGGTATTTGTAAAGGTTTATTTTACAATAAGATTTGGAAAGGTTTCCATTACCATTTTTTTAGTAATGCCTTTATATTTCATACTTTTATCTTTTGCTGCAACTAAGAGATCTGCTTCTTCTGGATTAAGCGATTCTAAGAGATTAAGAAACAATCCTTCTCTTTTTAAAGGCTTCATTTCATTTGCGATTGGACCTTTAAAGAAATACTTAAATTGAGTATATGCTTTATTTAATACAGTATACTCGTATCCTTTTGGTGCATCGTCTCTTTTAAATGATGGTGCTCCCATTGGTAATGCAGATATTATTGTCTCATCAAAATTGATTCTTAATATATCTGTAAGACCTGGTGATTTATTTTGTTGTAAAAAGCGAACACGATCGGCTTTTTTAACGATTTTTGAAGCTTCCTCTAAAACTTCTGATACTAATTTTCTAGCCATTGTAAAATTCCTCCACGACTTCAATCAAATGATTACATCTTTTCTTTATTAAATAGTTCAACACTTTCATATTCGGTGTTTTACCTTGTTCATTAAAAGTATTTATAATAGTTTCTTGAATATTTTCTGGTATGTCAGTAAGATCAATAAGCTTTTTATTTCTTTGATAGTTACGATATACTTCGTCATCCATAGATTCTCTTAAGTTATCTGAATCTTCCAACCAAGCATCAATCCTTGTTTGTCTCAGCGGTGTTTGATTTTTTTCTGTAATAAAGGTATCATCAGCTGAAAGAACATTTGGAATCCCATCTCCTGTATCTCCTCTCATAATATGATTAAATAAATATGTTCTTGGATTCTTATCAGTTACAAACTTCTTTTGTATAGGACTATATTGTTTAACATTATTAAACTTTTGTAATTGAATAAAGTCTTTATCAGATGATATAATCATAACTGGCTCAGCCATACCAAACTCTTGTGTTTG